GCCCTTTGCACCACCCGCGAATGTGCACCTGGATTTTACCCCAGGCAAGGGATTGCGGGCACGTAGTGTCTTACTCAGGGATACCAAATCCCCCTCACCAGGGGAAGTGGCCACGCCAATGTTGATTTTTGGTAGCTGTCATACAAACGCTACCATCTCTACCTCGGCTGGGGCTTCGCTCGAAGTAGGGGCTACCCTTGGGATCAGTTGCCTTCTGATCGCTCTTGTCTCGCGGCGCTGAAGCAAACGAGACAAAGCGGGGTACCCACTTATGGCCATACGGCCATTGAACTAACGAAAATCAGATGAATCAACAAAAAACCGATTTTGGTGACAAAACTGGTGACACAACCAGGGTTAAGCAAAGCTAACCAAACCACCGTATTACCATGTCGATGAACATTATCAACGTCATTGCGGTTTCTATTAATTGGAGAAGAAAAACGCAAAGGGTGAAAGTGATGTGAGGGACGGCAAAGCCGCCCACACTGTAATGGTCATTTTCCATGAACGGGGCAAATTATGATAAAACGAACCTAGGCGGGGACAATTTCGATCGTAAAAGCGCCGGAGAGTGTGCCAACTCCAGAAGAAACAACCTTTAAGACCAAATTTAGTGAACCGCCGGTGGTAACAAACACGGCCTCCTGTTCTTGAGCGTTAGAGATCTGCCCAAGAGGGAACCAAACTTGATTTGACCAACGAGGAATAGGTTGGCCCTCGGCAACAGAATATGCCAACACCTGACCAACATTTGTGAACGTGTTGCCAAGCGCGACAACTGTGTCCGCAACCATCAGGCCCGAATTCAAAATGAACATAGCGGCACCGAGAGCACCAACGAGTGAAAAGTTGCAACGTATTTTGATTATATATACACCGGCAGGAGGGGTCACGACAGCACCACCCCAAGTTCCTATGTAGTTTAAATCATTAACGCCGGCAACAAGAGCAGTTCCTGCTAAAATCTCACCGACGCAATAGGCCTGTCCTAGACCTGTGCGCGGCAAACCCAAATAAACTGGAGTTGGAGCGGAACGCTCTGGGAAATTAGAATTAACCATTGCCATCTCGTTAATCTTGGTGAAAGTCAGGATAATAACCACACTTACAATATCCACAATGTTGGCAGTTGCCGTCACACGAACAGACAAAAGCGCAGGAATGCCCGGCGGTGCAACGACAGTAAAAAGCATTTGAGAACGACCACGATCCATATTCAAAGAATAGCCAGATGTGAGGAAATGAATCATTTGCTGACCACTATCCTCGAAGTTTGGATCGGGAGAACCCACTATGCTAAAAGAAGGCATTGCGGTGTTGATTGCTGGAGTGACAACAGTTGTGTATGGATAAATTGCCAAGTCGCAAGCACCATTAGCCATGTCAGCCAGTGTCACTGCATCAACAACATAAGTGCCTTGATCCAAAGCACATGTGATGGCAGTAAACATAGGCACATTGTGTACGCCAGGGGAAACAGGGAATGAATCAATGAATGATCCAATGGCGGTTGAGTCTAATCCAATGCGCGACACGCCCTTAACGGGCATGGCAGACAAATGACTAGACATGGCGTTTGAATAAAACCTACAACTCAGGAAGGTTACTGGCGATGGCGCCAGCCATACGAGCCATACCTGAGTACTGTGGGAACGCTGCCGCCAAAGCGCGAGTGACGGTTGGAGCGTGTCGGCGAGCAAAGTTGTAACCCTTCATGAGGGCGCTGCGGATATCTGAGAGATGGAGGGGATTCTCATGAAAGAGATTTACCTCCTCAAGAAGGTGCAACCCCTCGACCGTGTCCATGTACTGCCCGGGAGGCCGATGACACTCAAACCATTGATCATCAGTACGGTATTCGATGTCATAGTTCAGTGTACGAATGTATTCCATCCCAGGGGCAGAACCGCCAGAAACGTCGGTGATGAGATAAAACGCCGCATAACGAGCGGGATTTTTCAGATCAAAAGATGCGACGCTGGGTAGACCATTGTCAAAAACCACGGATTGGTGGAATTCCAACTCCTGCATTTTGGCTGGCTTCAGAAACGTATACATGCCTTTCTCCATGCCCAGTTCCTCCCATTGGCCCTGGGGTAGGTTTGCCAATTTGCTACTGGAAACGAAGTCAAACCACTGGTCCGAACCAACAAGGTTACCACCAGTGATCGTGCCTCCTCTATTGAGTAAGGTCGCGGCAGGTGACACCATCATGGACAACGAATTGATTCTTGCTTCAGTGATCTGAGCCAAGTGAACTGACGCAGTAGGTATACTCAAGTGGGCGAAACCATCGCCCGAACCTGAGATTGTCATTGTGAGCGTCAAAGCTGTCCCAACCGTAGGCAAGAACTGAAAGCGAAAGTATCCACCCGAAGACTTTACAGTTTGCGTGAAGGTTGTGGTTCCAGCCGCAAACGCTTGTACGACTATCTCGTCGTCCTCACCGGTGAACACATAGGCAGTAAGATTGGCAGCGGTGGCAACCGACTCAGTAAACGCGACAGACGTGTTGTAATCCAGCCAATAGTATGTCCTAGACCCAAAACTACCGGGGTAGAAGGTCGGCCCATGTAGTGGATTTGCGCTTACAGATGTCGCATAAACAGAATCCAGAAAAATCACTTCATTCGTTTCATTGACTGAAACTGTGAAATTAGGAGAAATAGTGGAACCAGCATCTTTAAATTGAACGGCATAGGACCACGCAGGCAATCCCGCCGTGTACTGAACGGCACAGCGCAAAGGATCCCGAAAAAGGGCGACATAAGACGACCCAGCCGGCATAAGCAAAGGATAGTTCACACCAACAGTAGGTTGGCGGATGGTGTCCACCAAATGCAACGAAACCACTGAAGTGTTTTGGCTTTCGGTGGGCGAAGCACGGAGCCGCAAATTTGGGCAAGTACCTGGCGCAGCAATCGCCATGGCGATACGTTGAGCAAGCGACCCAGTAGCGTACCCCCGAGTTGCGGCAGCAGCCTGCAACTTAGATCGAGGGGGACGCTTTGGCTGGCGGGCGGATCGCGTCTTGGTGACGACGACCACCGGCTTGGCATTGGACCGGGGACGAGCAGCGATCTTGCCTGGACGACGTTTTGCGGAACCAGAACGAGAACGTCCCTTCTTAGCTACAACAACTTTGACTGGCATGACGTAATGAACTCAAAAACTGCAAAAGCTACTGAGTGTAAGCTTTCTGCGCGCCTATATGCTAGGTGGAGGTCGCGCTTCGTCAGTTTTCTTTCTGGGTTGATCAGTGAAACCACGCGGGGATACTACCCAGCTATTTTACAAACCAGCTGCAACATCAACCGATAGCAGCTAAGCATCAACCTCCAAAATCTTCGTGAGCACATCATGCTTTAGTGCGTACGGGACTGAGGGTATGGAATGTATGTAAGCCTCCAGATCCAGGAGGTCATCGACAGAAACGCCATAAATTCCAGAAACGAACTGGAACGTGCTGTCGTCGGCATCATAAATTCTGTCAGTATGACGCATCTTATAGAAATCCTCCATTTGAACATACGTCCTACGTCCCTTAAAATGAGCGGTCAGTTGCATGACACGCGTTATCAAGGCCCTAGCAACAGGGACGTGATGGAGAGTCTTAAAGAAGGCTCTATGGACCTCATAACAATAGCCCATTGGATCAATTTGTTGCTCAGAAGCCGTGCCCAGTCGCATAAGAATCCTGCCTATACGTGGCGCACAAGCAATAACCCCAGCGACCGGGTATGGTCTCATGTTTAGGAATATCAACTCATCAAGTGTCTTCACTTGAATTAGCTTGGGCTTCAATCCAAGATTCCTCAACACTATCTCGACCTCACCACGAGGCAAGGGGAACTGAGTCAAAATTATGTTATCGTCTCCCATAAATGCCATAATAACGGAAAGCATGAGTTGGTACACTGTTCGCCCACTAACACGATATATGGCATATAAGTGTGACAGAAAGTTCATCAAACTATTGGACAAGCAAGTGTCGGCAGCTCCGCTCTTCATGGTACCATTAACCGAATATTTCCAGCCATGACGACTATACCCCTCACCATTGGCTTGCGCCCAGCGGGCCGCAGAGGCCCACCGATTTTGATAGAGTCCGTGTCGATCATATAATTTTATGACCAAAACGTGCATCAACCAGTGGAAGGTAGTGTCATAAAGCGTAAAATCATCCATGAAGAAATAAAGCATACCCTTGCTATAGGCAGTCAACCAATCGCTGAACTCATCAATGTTCATTCCAGCAGCGAAGAGCCAACAACTTGATAAACAGTCGTGGTAATGTCGCTGCAATGCAACCATTGCTTCACCAGTGACAACTGAGAACAACGGAGAGAATGCTTGAATCACCCGATTTTTGAAGTCTGCAACTAGTGCGAAAAAGTCGAGCTTCAAGTTTTTCTCGTGCTTCAAAAAGGCCTTCATTTTACCTGCCTTCTTCAGCATCCGTTTAGACGGGTAGTTCTCATGACGAACAATGTCAGCTTTTTCATTTGCAAGCCGTGTCGCCTTCGGAAAATTGCCACGATTATTGAACTCAGAAAATGGCAATGGGGTCACAATGGCGTGAGGGTCGTAGTACTTGAGGTTGGCCATGATGAAGTCGTCAAACCTCATGAATTCACCAATGACAAAAAATGGTTGAGGGGTCAAGGCGCGACCAGACAACGCAATCGCTTCTGCAATGTAATTGTCTTCCGTAGTGTGAATAACATAGGGTGGACAAAAACAGCCGATCAACTGTGCGAGCACTTTGCGATACTTTTGTGCGCGCCGTCTAGTTCTACAGTCAACCAAGGTGGCGAGCGGGTCAATATATTTGATCTTCAAGTGAGATGATTTTCTCGAGCAATCGGTACAAACATAATCTGGCACGACATGAGAGGTGCGTGCTCGACAGACTTCACAAGGTAAAACCTGAACACCGCCGGCCTTTTTATAGCCACCCCAATGGTCTTGGACTGCGCACTCGATTGTTGTGACTGGCAATGGGCCACCTACCGAAACTTCAACGTTCATAGGCACCCTGAACGCGTACATGATGGCCTGCCAGTAAGTAAGTAGTCAGCTGGGGGCCTTGTACCCCCTCAACTGCAACGAAAACAAAAGAGCAGCATATTCCAAGTAACTAGCCTTGGCCTCTTCAATCTGGACTTGCATGGCAGACAACGCAGTTGGCGTCAATCCTTCTTTTTGTATCTTCAATAGTGACCGAGAGAGCTGGTCCTCTGTGACGTTTTTCTTTGGAAGGCATTCAGGTCCTTCTGCAATCAAATGATAATAAGGAGTCACAATGTATGGGGGAAACAAGTCCAAGGGCCGGGGGTCACTCAATTCACCAGACAGCATAGCACTTAACAATGTTTCAAAAGTGCTAGGATCTGGCTGAGCATAAAAAGAAGAGTCAATAACCACACCTGCAGCAGTAGTGGTAACCGTGAATTGACTGTGACCAGCCAAATAATAACGCCCGTCCTTGTAGCCTTGCCTGACAAATGGAAAGCGAGTTTCAGTTATAGACCGAGAAAACAACACCCCAACGACCGTTTTTCTTGCTGAGCTATAATAATCCAATACTTGCGTATCAATAGGCTTTGAATACGACAAGTGAGTCACTTCAATCTGCTCAGCGTAAAGAGTTTCGATGGCTAATTGGGGGTCGAATGCAACTAGCTTGTCATTCCCCAATTTATAACTGTTGACGATGGCTTTGCGTTCAACGATGCTCACATCTTTAAAATTGTGAACCCATGGTTCAACAAATTTTATTATAATACGGCCAGACCGGAACGCATTAGGAAAAGCCAACGCCACAGAAAAAATTAGGTCAGGCAACCTAATAAGCACATTGAGAAAATGAAAGCTAATAACTAATACATCAGCCAACCTGAACGTTTCCTCACCATCCAGGAGGGTAGGACTACCCAAGTCCAAACCCTCATAAAACGTTCGGGGATGTGCACCTACGAACCTGTCATCAACATCAGGGAACTTCTCTCTCATGATGTAGACCAGTTCAGTTTTAGTTATCACGCCAGCAACGTCGGAGGCACGAAATGTCATTGATGATAACAAATTAGAGACAAATCGGCCGAAGTGACTGGACGCAGACGGATTCGTACGCAATGAAGGCAGCCTAAAATCAAAATCGCTGAAGTTACACTGCTCAATCCTTGTAGTGGCAGGCGGCGGCGCCTCTTGCGGAGGCAGACTAGAACATTCAGCATTAACCTTCGCTACCCAAGCATCAGTGTGAACAGCTAGTTGATGTTCAGCCGGATTAGGAGCCAACTTCAAAAACTCAATGCCGGAGTTGTCCGAGAGCGACAAATGGCGCACAGCTGTTGGATGATCAATGGTGTGCACTGCGCCAACTCCAAGGCTCGTCAAAAGTGAATCACTGTGGATGGATGGTAGAACGGCAGGTTCGGAGAACAATGGGGGTGCACGAACACCACCGATTAAAGTGGCTTGTATCAGGGGAGGTAACAAACTTGCATCAAAACTGCGCGGGGCCATATCTGCGGCTTCATCTGTCGTCAAATCCTTAAAATTGACAGTGGTTCCTGCAATTGTGACTTGTTCACCACACACGCCCGTGAAGGTATTGATTCCTGCAAGTTCATTAACGAGCGCTCTTTGTGAAGATAAGTCATCACGATCATCAAAGACACCAGTCGAAGCGGCATCGATGCTATTGGCAACATCAGGCACCTCAGGAACGACATTTGAAAAGTAGCACTCAACCGCTAACCCAAACCCTGGCAAAGTAGGAATTGAATGCAACGTACACCAATCTTCACCGATTGAGGGCTGGCGATTGCGCATGCGGCAACGCATGTGATACGCATCAGGCGCCAAGACGACAGAAACAATCCCAAAATTACCTAGACCCGCAATGTCATAATCCAATGGCGGTGGCACGGTGAAAACGACCTTAGGATACTCACGCCGAGCATACATGACAACAAAGTCAAAGACGGCGCTTTGGATTGAACCTATCACGGAGGCCGGCAGCTCCCACCACTTTTGACCATACCTTTTCCTTGCGTACGCGTAAATCTCAGCGACGTCAGGAATTGCGTCCGCATCAACACAACGCTGATCACCCTCACAATATGTCGATTTTCCAGAGCATGAAGCTGCTAAAACCAAACGAAATGGATTTGCTTCGGGAGCAGTGTCAAGGCTCTTTGACCAAAGCCTAAGATGGTTCTTACGCTGCATGAACTCCCGCCAGCGAGCTTGTAGCTCAGTGTGTCGCACGTGAGCAACGGTAGCCAACCGACGCCGATACCATCGTTGGACCACAACGGCAGCTTCATTTAAGATTGCCCGGTGTTCATCATAAGCTGAGCGTATCCGATAGGATAAGGCCTGCTCAGAAACTTCACTAAATCGAACCGTAGACATTTGAACTGGCCCCAGATATTGGACTTGGGAGAGGGTGATAAAATCACTCACTTGATATGGGGTTTCGCGTGGAGAGCCATCCGTGGTGCTGGTAAGTGAGCCAAGCTCATTCCGTGGTTCACACGCAGCAACAACCCCTCGAATAGTGAGAGCACCCAAACGACCAACTTCAGCAACCTTTATGTTGCGGCGAACGCCGCAAAGGGTGAATTGGCCGAGTCTTCCTACAACAGAACAAGTTGACGAAGGCGCGGACGGCAAACCACCACGTTTCAAAATCAGAGTCGTTGCTGGTTTGGGCTCTGAACTGGAACTAACAAGTGGTTGAGTTTTCACGTCTGAATCTCGGATCCGAACCATTTTCTTTGACAAAAACGTGGACAAATACGCGTTTTGTTGCTCTGGCGTCCAATCTCTCGAGAATGTTGGTTCTGCCGACACAACAGGCATAGGCCGGTCCCGAGTATTAATTGTAGGTGAAATCACCGCTGGCGGTGGGGGCGATGGAGCCACGGGCAAGGGGGCGTCAACTACGCCATCTACCGAGCCTCCAACGCGTAAGCCGCTTTCCTTGAACTTATTCAAGTCCACTGGCTTTGTGAATGTGATCTGGGCTCCTCTGACATTGGACATGCGACACACATCTATCCAAGTGACAGTGTTCGAACACTCGAACCATCGCTCATTATGTAAGTAGCACAGCTGAAGCACGTTATTTGAAGTAAAGTTAGCAACACTAACAATAAACGACAACATGTCGCTGTTCTTAGTTTGCCCATGCACGCGAGCTATTGCCACGTCCGGCTTATAACCTTTATCACAATCCAACAAATCCCAAACGCCCAACCCACAAAGGAAGCCCGGCCGAATGCGGCGGGTAAATGCAGATGGGCCAGAGTGTGGCATGTTTACTAACACGCTCCCACGGGTCGGAACGTTAGTTCCTTTGATAGTCAACAACTCGGGAATTTGCTGAAGTGGGAAAATGCCACCAATCTTCGAACGCTGCCTTGAGCGCTTATCTGGACGCCGACGTCTTGCGGGCGGGTGTCCAGGATTGGAGGCCTCACCAATCCGAGTCCAATGGTGCCAGTCATGGTCATGGGTGAGCATTGCCTCGGTCGCCTCCTGTTCGCACGTTGTTTCCCAAAAATTGTGATTATAATGGGCACGTTCATAACGATACGGGTCTAACAAGACCCGCCGGCACGTGGGGCACAAGTCGTGATGACGAACAAGTGGAAATACACAGGACCAACAAACCACATGGCCACAAGCTAGAACATAACATGGAGCGCCAGCACAGACGTCATCCTGGCAGATGTTGCAGGATTGTCCCCAGCTCATTCTGAAGATGAGATCAGGAGCGATGAAAACCGGGACATTGTGTCGGGATTGAAAAGTTCGGGTTGGGCGTTGAATTGATCGAGTCCATGGAACCAGAACATCATCATAAGGTTGCTCACCTGGTGAGGGCGGCGGAAACATAAAACCGACGTCTGGTACGTAACTCGCAATATAGGCACCTGACCTCTCATAAGAAGGTGGGCCCTCGACTGCATCATTTAGGACGAAACCGGGGTTGTTAGCTAACACCCGACATTGGTCCCAGTTGATCGAATCCTGTCCGCTAAACCCGGGACACATTATGATGATTTCACCGTCCTCCATAGGAACAAACTCAACCACCGTTTCAGTTGAACCATAAATGACGAGATGCTCGTCAAATTCAGGTATTGTGTACGGCAGGAGGGTTCTGTCAATGCGATCAACCCCTGCAACAATGGCTTGCAAGGCATCACCATCTTCTGGTTCTTCAATGACGTGAACGGGCACAACTCGTTGAAAACTGATCATCCTGCACAATTCTTGTGCCCAGGATATCGAAATCACGTAGTACTTTACGCCGTCGCCAGCGTGCCTATCACTCCAAAACTCCTTCCCAATCACAAACCATGCAAACGGTAAGCAAAACAGAAAGATGACAAACAGAACACAAAGACAAAAAGAACAGACAATAGAATTGATCACAACAAAAGGGTCATCACTCAATTTGTGGCTTTGGGCGACGGAAGCCCAAGGATTTGCCACAGCGCGCAATTCACCCACATCGGCACGGCGGTCTGATGCAGCCCCTGGTCGAACCATTGAGGCGCCGTGTTCCTGGATAGTAAAATCCGATGTATTCATTTTTTGACCAACAAGAGTATGGGCCAACACAACGCTGGCGAACCGTCGAGATGACATCTCCCCCCCCGTGTGGCAACAACGGCAAACCAGGACAGATTGGAAAAAATCGCGAGGTGCTTCCCACACTGCGTAGTGTACCGGGCAGTGTCAAGGCAATTAGACTATGGGGCACGACGGCCCACAATCACGGTCCCAAAAAGCCTCTACTTACACCCGGCTCCGCCGAGCCTGGTCCACAACGCATTTTTCCCATGTCCCAAGAGCTATTTGCCGCGCTTGACTGGACCTAGTCATTACTGACCGGTTGCTCCAGGTTCAAGGCAGGTGAGAATTTACAACCCGGAAATGCACCGCAGATTGTATCAACACTGTCGGGTAACCCGATAACCGACAGCCCAGGATCTCACCAATCCTGGCGTTTGGTGATTTTTATGTCGAGTTCACCAACTCCAAGCCTGGATTTATGGGGTGACGTCCGAAGACTAACACCCCGAAAAAAGGCCAGG